GTTCCTGAAGAATTTCAACATGTCTGCTATCTTTCATGGTACTACTTCCATTCCTACTATATTTGTCTCTATTATACTATATTTTTCAAAAAACACAAATTCAAACATTATATTAACAAGGGTAAACATGATATTTTTAAATAAATAAAAGAAAAAAGCCTTCTGATAAATCAGAAAGCTTTAATTTTGCTATTTCTAGCTTCCTCACCTTTGGATCAAGGCTCGGGACAAAAAGGTTTAGAAAACCTTTTTATTTTGCGATTGGGTAAACAGAAACTTGTTTAATGACCACTATCTAACATTTTGAGAAATAGCCTTAAAACCCTAGATAATTCAACCTTTTACGGTTAAATCAATCTGAAAAAAATGCGATGTTTATAAAAACTGGGTATCATTTTGGGTATCAATACCTCTGAAAACACGCTATCTTATTTGCTGTTATAACCGACATTTTAAAAAATGTCTATTGTAATGGAAATACCAAACTACTTTATAGTTTTAGAAGATTACTCTTTACTTTCTAAAGCCTGTACCCTTGATACCAGATTGTTGAATTCAGCCTTAGTTGTATACCAGGTTTCAACATGATGGTTAGTAATATATGGATCATCTCCATTTTTTAACTTGGTCTCGATTAACGAATCAAGGCCCAATTCAAGGTGTTTTGTCTTGATGTTAGAGGTCATTTGTGCTTGAAGGGTTGCGTAAGTTGGAAATAAGGTGTAAGCCGTTTCGGTTTTTAGGTAAGGAACGAGATCTATAGTCTCTGTTTGTCCCCTGCTCTCAAGGTTAGCAATTCTGCTTTCAAGAGGGGCAATATCAATAATCTGGCCTTGTGTCTTATCCTTTAATTCTCTAATTTCACGCTTTATATTGCTGTCATCATAGGCAACAAAATTAATACGCTTTAAATAGTCTGCAACAGCTTTTTTGATGTCAAGCTGTGCCATTTCAATATCTTCTAAGTTATTGAAATGTTCTGTTGATTGTGTGACTTCCAGTCTTACAGATTGATCACTAGGAAACACATACTCTCCACATTGTACTTCTACTAGGTAAATCCCAGCAGGTAAGATTTTTCCAATATTAAAACTAACCTTTGAATTTTCTACGGTTGCATCTATTACCAACTTACCTTTTTGGTTTGCTAGCTTAATTGAAGCATTTTGGCCATCCAGATTAGTGATTTTATTATACTTGTAATCAAGTAACTCATATTCAAAAGTGGAGGAGAAGTCCCCTTGTTTAATAACTTCTCCCCCTTTTATCCGATTAAGATTAGTTGAATTTGATCTAATCATTCAAATCCTCCTTATTCTAAAACCCCCCACAAGCTGATACGGTTACCCTCTTCATCTGTCTGTCCGATTGCCATGTAATTACGGTTACCAGACTCACCAATGTACGAGATCCATCTATAGCCATTTGCCGATCCTTTATAGTCATATTGGACTTTTTCGTTGGCATCATAGATAGCCACAATCTCACTATTTAGGCTTGGCCCACGGCGAACATTGATGGCGGCATCTCCAACAATGAATGTCCCATTTTCTGGGATAAGTTCCATTTCATCATTTTTAGGAGTTTCGCTAAGCGGTTGGAAGTTTTCGCTAAGCGGAGTATCTGAGTATGGAAGATAGAACCATCCCTGCACATTTTCGAATCCACGACTATTAAAACGGGCAGGTCCACCCACAATAAGAGCATCAAGGTTGCCATCAATATTTTGCTCAACAGTTCTCATACTGTAACCGTCTGAATCTTCGATTACAGCTCCACAATGTCCAAAGTTTACACCGCCAAACCAAGCATCCATTGTGAAGAATGCCCCAGCTTTAGGATTTTTATCTGTAGGCATACGATGCACTTCTAAGCCTGCTTGTTCCGCTGAATCAAGCAATTCTGAAGCATTACCCCATAGATCAATACCAAAGAAAGTCTTTGCAGGATATGTGAGCAGATCAGCGCATTGTGTCCCTGCAAAACCATCCTTATCTACACCCATACCAGAATTTGCTAAATCAATAATAAATTGAATAATTTCTTGTCTTGTTGCCATAAGAATACCTCACTTTTTCCATTCTTCGTTAGCTTTTTTTACAGCTGCCTCAAGAAAAGTATTAAGTTCTTCGTTTGTCAGATAAATATTTTGAGATTCTAGCCCATTAATCAAGCAGCCTTTTGCATGCTCTAGTTTCTCAGCTCCATGAATTCCTAATGTTCCTGCCACTTGCTCAGTAGCATTTACCGCATTTTTTGCCAGGATTTCTACTACTTCCAATGCCTTTTTACCACCACGAGTAAGAAGATACTCTTTGAGTGATTTAACAGCGATTCCGACGAAAGCGACAAAAATAGCCATTAGTGAATTAACTACGATTCCTGTGATTTGATTCATTTTTTCTTTGCTCCTTTTTTTAACTTCTTAGGTTCTTCCAAACCTTCTCTTAATTGAAATTTTTCACGATCAACATTTCTCTGGATGTATTGATTGATAAAGGGAATTTCTACCCCTAATGCTGACAGACTAGCAAGAATACTAGAGCCGTAAGCCGCCATCATCGAGATGATGAATGCATCAATAACAGGCGCTAGATTCATGTATAACGTGAAGGGATAACCGATTGCCACAATCAAGATCATAGCTGTGTGACTAACTAGGCCCTTCCTCCATTTTCTACTGGAAAATTCATGATAAGCCCATGCCCTAGACACACCCAGAATGATGTCTAGAGCAACGATAGCCATCAAGAGAAAAACAATTATATGTTCGTCAATTCCGTGATCGTAAAAATCACGAACTACTTCGATAATTCCAAAAATACCATCTGGTTCTGCTTGATACATCAATCACACTCCTCTCATTAAGATTCAGGCTGTGCTACTGGTTGAGTTTCAAGATTCTCAGATGGTTTTTCCGGCTTCTCTTCTTTTGGTACCTCCCAATTATAGATTGCAAGTTTTCCATTTTGAAGAAGAGGACCTTTGAGGTCTTTGATGGATTCCCCGTTGTAAGTAAAATCATAATTTACTTGCACAAGTACCTGTTTCCCTTCGCTAAATCGTTCGGTATGATCAGGATCTACGAGGGTGAAGATGTCATGCGGTTTGTATGTTTTACCTACTTGGGCAGTTTCCACAAGCTCAAGCGCTCGCTTGTAGAGTGTTGGATCAAGTGGGTTGTCTTGGTTGGTCACGGCCACGAGGACAGACCAATCCGCAAGAGCTTTGTTGTTTTGGATTTGAGTATCTTTCTTCTTGTTCTCAACAGTAAGTTCTTGAATTTTTTGAATAGCTACCTTGTTAGCCTCAACAGACTTATCAAGCTCTTTTTTCAGTGCCACAATAGCACCAGATGGGTCCAATTCCATCCGTACAATGTTTAACACCGCTTCGACTAGTGCAGAATCTTCCTCTGCCATGCGGTTGTTTGGTAAAACTTCTTCGAATACCCGATAAGGATGATCTTGTTTAATAGCTACTTTTGTTGCATTCACAACTGGGTCAAATGACTTAAATTGTAATTTATAATCCATTAGTTTGTTACCTCGTTTTTAGTTTTTATTTCGTTAAAAAGATCCATCAAATCCTTATCTGATTCTAGGACAGAGCGATAGATTTCTAGCTCTTGTGTGAGCTGATCTAGTTTTTCTTGTAGGTAAGTACATCGAGCCTTAAACTCAATCTCTCCGAGTGTTTTGTCACCCAATTGCTTGTTTAATTCAGCAATCATAGCTAGTAAAATATTTTCGTTCATTTTTCACCTCTATTATTTAATATGATCCCGATCGTAAGAAAAGGTATCTAACATTGCTTGGACTTTTGATTTCATGGCTCCTGTCATATTAATTTGGCCAAGAGCATGCGCCCACAATTTCCAAAGTGCTGCAACAGATTCATCTAAACGGATGAATTCTGTTGGTGAATCTGTATCTGATTTTGTTTTTTTGGGAACTACAAAATGTCTACACCATATTTCGGAGTTTTTATTCCAAATGCCCGGTGTTAATGTTTGAGTTACCACGCTAAAATTCCACCCTTCATCAGACGAAGCATGACGCATATTGTTATAATCCCCATATTGAAAAATCTTATCAACTGTCTTATTAGAATTGTTATCAATTACTATTCCCGAGAACGAGACGGAATTCCAATTTTTCGAACCATTCCGATTGCTGCCAATAATTGTCCTCGAATGCTTCTGATTCTGTTCGATGCTGGACTCGTATCTTATAAATTGCGTTGGATATCCTGCATCTTCTCGCACGATAGCCGCTGTGTTATTTGACATAGTCAATTTATTTTTAACTAGATCAAATATAAGAGAGCCATCTGATGACTGTATGCGATCTCCTGTAAAACGATTTGTAGCAATATCAATCGAATCAAGTTGTGTAATAAAGGCTTTCTGTGATGTCAATTCTCTGATGAAAGCTTGATTTGATACAAGTTTGTTGATCATGGCAGAGTCCACTAGTAGTTTATCTGCAGTCACTGCATTACTAGCAATAATCTGAGTGGTTACTGATCCAGATTCAAAATTCCCTGTTTTTAGTTTATCAATCATTGCTGATTTGATAACTGCATTATCAATTTGGGTTTCACCTGTAATATGAGTCAACTTACCAACAAAACGATTATTCCCGTCTGCGCCTAAATTAATTCCGCTGATAATATCGCCTGCGCTATTAAGATTTTCAATTGCATACGAGCCAGCGAGTTGCGTGACTTGAGTGTGTGTGGCTTCCGCTAGTTCTCTGGCCCTATTAGCTGTTTTGTAAGCGTCATCAAATTGGCTGGGTTTGTATGGCCCTGTATTTGATCCACGGACAAGGATTGGCTCTTTAAATTCGATCCAGCCATTCTTTGCAATGTAAATGTAAAACGGATAGTTAAAATCTTCTCCGAACAGAAAATCTTCCTGAACAGTGAAAGTTCTTTGAAATTCTTGCCATTCGTCCGAAGTTGGTGTATTAGGACTTGCTAAATCAGCAGAAAGGAGACCCTTATTTAATTTGTGGTTCTTGACTACGAAAACAAAG